CCCTACCCGACTATGGAAAAGCCATCCAAAAATGGTTAGACTGTGGTCAGGTCGGCATCTATTCCGCGTTCCGTAAGGAACGTGGAAGAGGGCTCCCCGCTTTCTTAGGGGGTTTCCTCAACCGTGTGTTCGATCGGTCTAGTGGCTCGTTGCTTGATGAGCCCTGTGTCGCCTCGATTCAAGCCTTGCGTCAGCTAACGCTGATGTTTGGCAAGATGGAGCTTCCGTGTAGTGATACCCGGAAGCGTAAGGCGATTCAGAACTATGTCAAGTGTGAGCAGGAAGTACGATGGAGCGATAGTCAACTCTCTCATAGGGATATTGAGGAGTTTACTAACCTATCGAACCTGCTTTTTCGGGATGTGTACACGGCGATGGATAGTGATATCTATCACCAGCGCATTGTCCCTAAGCATGGTCCTGGATCTACTGCTGACGGACTTTCTGGAAACAGAAAGTTTCGCCAAGCAGTTTGGACCAATCGTCTCGAACCGGTTTTCCCTGCCGGTGAGAGCCTTCTACCCAACTGGAGTTTTTATGACCAGTTGGATGAAGTGGACTTCCTCGAACCTGGTGCCGAAGTACCTGTCAAGGTTACTTTGGTTCCTAAGACGTTGAAGACTCCTCGAGTTATTGCCATGGAACCCACCTGCATACAATATATGCAGCAAGGGGTTCTGAGGTGTTTCCTCGAGCATTTTGGGAGAGATAGACTCCTCCCAGAATTTATCGGATTTGACGACCAAGTCCCTAATCAGGACCTAGCGCGACAAGGTTCGCTTGATCAGCGAACTGCAACACTCGATTTGAGTGATGCTTCCGATAGGGTCAACAATCAGCTCGTGCGTGCTATGTTACGTCCATGGCCTAGTTTGTCTCAGGCTGTGGATGCAACTCGTTCGCGTCGGGCTGTCTTACCAGATGGCCGTGTTATACGGCTGTCGAAGTATGCGTCTATGGGTTCAGCACTCTGCTTCCCCGTGGAAGCGATGGTCTTTACGACATTGATCTTCTTAGGGATCCAGCGGTCGCTCAACCAGCCACTTTCCCGACGTGACCTGCGAAGGTACGTCGGTTCGGTGCGCGTCTATGGGGACGATCTAATCGTTCCTGTGGACCACGTGCAATCAGTGATACAGACACTCGAACATTTCGGTGCTCGAGTTGGTCTGGACAAGTCTTTCTGGACTGGAAAGTTCAGGGAGTCTTGTGGTCGGGAGTTCTTTAATGGAACGGACGTTAGTATTGTCCGTGTCCGGCAAGCTTTTCCGACATCACTTCAGGACGTTTCCGAAGTAGAATCGATTGTGTCGCTAAGGAACCAACTCTATATGAGTGGTTACTGGAAGACCTGTCGGTGGTTGGACGA